CATTTGGCAACCCCTAGGAGGTCATCGCCATGACTGTACAAATCGGCACAAACGTGCGAATCGAAATCAAGTCGACCTTGGCGACGGCCATCACCGTCACCGCTATCACTAAGGCAAGCCCAGGTGTTGCAACCGCCACGTCGCACGGCCTTACCGACGGCGCGATCGGATTCTTCACCATCTCTGACGGTATGGTGGAACTCAACACGCAGGTTGTGCGCATCGACAACGGCGACACGAACACGTTCGAACTCGAAGGGCTGGATACTACCAACTTCACGACCTACGTTTCCGGCACCTTCACGCCGATCACCGCATGGTCGACCATCAACACCGCGTCGACGTACACGATCAACAACGCGGCGCCTGACGAAATCGACATGACGGTTTTGCTGGATCGGTCGCGCCGGATCAAGTACGCAATGCGCGGCGTCAAGTCCGGCACCGTCGGCATCGACCATGATTCGTCGGTCACTGCACTGGCCACCCTTGAAGCGGCAGACGTTGATGACATCATCCCGTTCCGCGTCACCTATCCGGACGGATCGCTGCGCCTGTTCGGTGCGTACTGCGCATATGGCGGCGGATTCTCCGGCGGCGTTGGCCAGAAGGAAACCGGCGAGATTCCGGTGACTGTCCCGGCGAAAGTGATGAACTACGCGAGCTGATTATGAGCGCACTTGCTGACAAGATCAGAAAGGCGCGGCAGTTCTCCAAGGAGGTGGCCGGCTGGAAATTGACACTCCGCCGGCCTACCGACGAGGAAGCCGCCACGCTGTTCCGCGATGACCTGTCGCCAATCGACATCGCCAAGCGGTTTGTCATTGGCTGGGCCGGAGTCAACGAACAGGACATTGTTTCAGGTGGATCGGATCAGCCGGCACAGTTCGACGCCGACACATGGGCGGCGGTGATCGAAGACCGGCCAGAGATGTGGCAGCCGATCACAACTGCGGTTGTCGAGGCGTGGTCTGCGCACAATGATGAGCGCGAGGCTCGAGCAAAAAACTAACGGCCTGGCTTGAGAGATACGCGCCAGAATCTCAAGTCGGGCTTCCGTTTCACACGTTCGGCGTGCGGGTGTGGTTGATGATGGGCAGGGCGATAGATTGGCAAGCATTGCCGGCGATATGCGACCTGCTGGGCGTGGAGGATGTCGAATCGCTGGTTGATGATCTGTTGACGATACGCGATCACGTGGACCGCATAACGAGGGCGCAGCGCAATGGCTGATCCAAGAGCACAATTTGTAATATCCGCCAAGGATCAGGCGAGCGCTGTTGTCAAAAAGCTGAGCTCTGAACTTGGCAGCGCGACCGGCTTTGCCCTGAAGCTGGGCGCAACGCTTGGCGCAGGCTTCACGTTGCGCGGACTGGTCGACACCATTCGCCAGTCTGAGGTTCTGAGCGCAAGCCTGAAGACTGCCACCGGTTCGGCCGATGCTGCTGCAATTGAGTTTGCGAAGCTGCAGAAGTTCGCGCAGGAAACGCCTTTTGCGCTGGAGCAGTCCGTCTCCGCATTCATCAAGCTGAAAAACCTAGGGCTTGATCCATCCATTGAGGCGCTGCGCTCATACGGCAACACGGCGTCGGCAATGGGCAAAGACCTCAACCAGTTTATCGAGGCGGTGGCCGATGCCGCCACGTTCCAGTTTGAGCGACTGAGAGACTTTGGCATTACGGCGAAACAGCAAGGCGACCAAGTCTCTCTGACGTTCCGTGGCGTCACGACTACGGTGCGCAAAAGCGCTGACGACATCGTCGGATACCTGCGCAAGATTGGCGAGGTCGAATTCGGCGGAGCAATGGAAGAGCGCTCGCGCACCCTGGACGGCGCACTGTCAAACCTCGGCGATACATTCGGGAACATTGCGCGGCAGATCGGAAATTCCGGCCTGACCGAATTGTTGGACGCTGCCGCGCGCAAGATGATCGAATTCGGCGAGGTGGCAAGCAATACGATAACCGCGCTTCGCGGCAAGTTCGACGTTCCAATTGATACCAAAAACGTCGACCTAGTTACCGCTAAACTCGCCGACCTGTATAGCGACCTGGAAGAGTTGGACGCACGCGAACGCAACACGTCCGAACCGCTAGATATCTTTGGGTTGAAGTTCGTCGTCAAGGGCAATCAGGAAAGGATCGCGCAGATCGCCGCGCAACGCGATGAAGTAATCGCGGAAATTCAGCAGTTCGAAGAGCTACGCAAAACACTGCAGCAGGCGCAGCGCGAGGCGCCGGCATTCGTTGCGCCAACCAGGACGACTGAAGCTGAGACAAAGAAAAAAACCGGCAAGTCCGAGGCGGAAAAGGAAGCCGAGCGTTTCGCGTCTGCGCTGCAAAAACTGCAGGACGAACTAGACCCGCTAGCCGCCAAGACGCGCGAGTACCTGGAAAGCGTGGCGCTGCTTGATCGCGCATGGTCAGAGGGAAAGATAAGCGCCGAGCAATACGAATCATTGATGCTGAGCCTTGCAACCGATGTCGACGCACTGCGCGAGGCCGAGGAAGCGCTGGCCAAGGACCGAGAGCGTGCCGGCGAACTGATCAAGGGACTTGATCCAGGCGCGTCAATCCGCGATCAGATATTCGAGGTGCAGCGACTACGCGACGCCTTCCCGGAACTGTCAGACGCGTTGGCCGATGTCGAACTCGAACTTCAAACCAAGTGGGACAAAATCGGCGACGACGCCAAAGATGCGGCCGATAAAACTAAAACCGCATGGGAAGAATTGGGCCCGACATTCGCATCTGCATTCGAGGATGCGGTAGTTGCCGGCAAGAAATTCAGCGACGTGCTGGCCGGACTGGAGCAGGACATCATCCGCATCATCACGCGCAAGGCAATCACTGAGCCGCTGGGAAATGCCATCGCCGGATCGTTTGGTGGCAGCGGCAGCAGCAATTTTCTCACCAGCATTTTCGGCAGCCTGTTTGGCGGTGCGCGTGCAGCCGGCGGGCCGGTCAACGCAGGGCGCGCGTACCTGGTTGGCGAGAATGGCCCGGAGCTGTTCGCGCCACGCGGTAACGGCGACATCATGCCGGCAGGCAGGACAGCCAGGGCGATGGGCGGCAATACCTACAATTTCACCTTCGCATTGCCGTCCGACTCGGTTGATCATCGCCGCACGGCGCAGCAGGTGGCGCGCGAGGCGTCACGCTACATGCAACTATCCGGGGCGTCGGTATGAGTCACCTAACAACCGCAGTCCCGTTTATCGCGTCCTACGGTTACAGTCGCCGCCTGATGTACCGCACAACGGTTGTGCAGGCTGCCAGCGGGCGCACGGAGCGTAATAGCCATTGGGCTTACCCGCTGCACGTGTTCGGCCTGCCGCTGCAAAACCGATCGCAGGCGCAGCTTGAGCAGATCGCGCAATACTTCCACGCGGCCGGCGGCGCTGGCCATACGTTTGATTTTCTCGACCTGTCAGAAGATCGCACGTGCGCACAGGACGCCGATCCCGATGACGAAGACGTAACGCTCGGCACGGCGGTTGCTGCGCAGACAGATTTTCAACTGATCAAGACCTATGCAATCGGCGGGCGCACGCAGTCGCGCAAGATCACGCGCCCGATTGCCGCATCTGTATTGGTAGCGGTTGATGGCGCGCCGCAGACGATCACGACGCATTACACGATTGAGACAGGCGGCATCATCCGGTTTGTGTCCGGCTTGTCCGGCGGCGAAGTGGTTACGGCCGGGTTTCGTTTCTACGTGCCGGTCGCGTTCGCATCTGACGACGTTGACATAACCATCCACAACTATGGCGGCGGGTTCATCGGCGATGCGGTCGTCGATCTGGTTGAGGTGCGCGAGTGACGACGCTTGCAACCTGCTGGAAGATCACGCGCCGCGATACGGTCGTTGAGGGTTACACCTCGCACGATAAAGACCTGACAGTCGGTGGCGTCGACTATCTCAGCTCCGCCGGCTATGCGCCGAGCGCAGTTGAGCGCGGCAGCAGTATGCAGGCCGATAACCAGCAGGTGATCGGAATTATCGATGCCGACAGCCTGAGCGCCGATGACTTGCGCTCAGGCATTTACAACGGCGCCCGCGTCGAGGTGTTGCTGGTCGACTGGTCAACATCGACGCAGGTGACTAAGTTGTTGGTCGGCAACTTCGGATCGGTCAAGATCGAAGGCGGGCAGTATTCTGTCGACATGCATTCAATCGAGGCGGAACTGGCTAAGCCTATCGGCCGCACTTACGGCCTGCGGTGCGACGCCGAGCTTGGCGATACACGGTGCGGCTATTCGCTCAGCGCCGATAGCGGCACTGTGGCGTCAGTCACCACCGCTAAGCGCGTGTTTGTCGACACTGGCCGCAGCGAGGCAGACGACTACTATACAGGCGGGAAAGTCGAATGGCTGACGGGGGCTAACGCTGGCCGCGTGATGGATGTCAAGCGCTACACGTTGGGCACGCAGACAATCGAGCTATTCGAACCGATGGCGTCTGACATCTCGGCAGGCGATACTTACGAGATCAGTAGGGGCTGCGACAAGACACTGGAAACATGCCGCGACACGTTCGACAACACGGTTAACTTTCGCGGCTATCCCTACATCCCAGGAGTGTCCGATCTTGTCGCTGGACAGACTGAGACTGGTTAGCGCGGCGCGCGACTGGCTCGGCGTGCCATATCAGCACGAGGGGCGCAGCAGGACAGGCGTCGACTGCTATGGGCTGCTGATCGTGGTTGCGCAGGAGACTGGCTTCCCGTGTCCGGTTGAGTCTGGGTATGGCCTGCGCCCGTCGCCTCGGCATATCCGCAACCGGCTGGACGTTTACGCGGTGCGCATTCGTTTTGATGAGATATCAACAGGAGACGTGCTTTGGCTCAAATATGGCGCGCAGCCGATGCACTTCGCGATTGTGAGCTGCACTGATCCCATGCGCATCATTCATTCCGATTCTGTGGCAGGCAAGGTAGTCGAACACGTGCTAGACGAACGCTGGCAAACGATGATCAGGGGAGCATATCGGGTGGTCGATAATGGCTAGGCTTGCCGTCAGTCTCGCGGGAGCAGCGATTGGCAACTTCATTGCGCCTGGCATCGGTGGACAGATCGGCTTCGCGCTCGGGAGCCTTGTTGGCAATGCGCTGTTTGCGCCTGATCTGCCGCCGCTTATCGGGCCTAAGATCGAAGACGGCAAGGTTAGCACGTCAGCCTATGGCGGAATGCTGCCAATTGTGTGGGGCACGATCGACGTTGCAGGCAACATCATCGATGCAGGCCCACTAGATACAGAACCACACTCATCAAGCCAAAGCGCGAAAGGTGGCCCGAAACAATCGAGCATTACCTACACGCAATACATGGACTACTGCGTCGCGCTGTGCGAGTCGTGCGAAAGTATCGTCAAGATTTTTGCCAACGAACAACTGATCTATGACGTGACGCCAGGGTCTTCCGCGTCGCGGCCTGAGTGGTTGGATTTTACTCTGTACACAGGCAGCGAAACCCAACTACCCGACCCGACATTCGAGGCGCTTTACGGCGTTGACAATGTGCCAGCCTATCGCGGCACGGCTTACGTCGTGTTTCGTCGGTTCCGCGTGACTGACTTTAACACTACTGCTGTCAGCTTCCGTTTCGTCGTGACCACGAACGGCACCGGATCAACCGGCACAACGACCTATGACCAAGGCGGCACTGGGTCTGCGCCTAGCATTATCCACAACGCGCACACTGATCTGATGATCGGCAGCATTAAGCGCCAGATCACTGGCGGCGGCACTGAGCAGATGCTTGTCGCCATCGATCCATACAGCAGCGCCGAGGTGTGGCGATCGTTTATTGTCGACGCTGACGTGTACGGTGAAGCGTTTTGGGTGACGCAATGCGCGTTCCCAGACACAGATCAGATCGGTGCCCGCGTGTATCCAAATAACAGCATCATTGCTGTGATGCACCGAAAAAATGTCAGTGACCCGCAAAAGCGATACCTGCGCTTTTTTTATGCAGACAGCGGGCTGCAGTTCGGGATTGTTACAATCTCGACTGGCGAATCAGATTTCAAAGTCGTCTCCTGTTATCCAGATGACGCGGTGTTCTACCAGTTCCGCAGCATCGGTGCACCGGCAACCAACTCAGTGCACAGACATTACATAACCAGCTCGTTGGCGATCACGACGCAGACGCTTGAACCGCCGGACGGCTATTCATTCGACGGGGCCAGTACGAACGCGCTATGGGTTGCTCCGGGTTCGCTGTATGGCGGGACTCGTGCCATCGTACTGGTCAGGCTGGAGAACGACAGCACTAGTGCCTATGGCATGGGTGTCTTCGAGGATTACACGCAGGGCGTTGGCGCGTCTGTGGCCTCGGTAAGCTGGCGCGACGTTGATGAGCTTTCTGCATCGTCAGGCGACCCGGTTGATGCGGTGTACGATCCTGCTGAACAGTGCTTCTTTGTGCTGTGCATGACCAACCCAGGCGTAGACACGGTTATTGCTCGTGTGTCGGTCGATGGCACGATCGAATCAGAAACCGACTGGTTGACGGATTTTTCGATTAGCGGGGCTGCATCATCGATTACGCTGGACACGACGCGCGACTTGCTTGTTGTTGTGATTGGTGGGGTTGCGTACACCTGGCCGACGTATGACGCCACTGCGACTCCTGTTGCTTACGGCAGCAGCCTGCAGGCACAAGCGCTGCAATGGCATCCCTACAGCGGCAGCCTGTTCGCTGGCCGTCGATCTGACACGGTTGATGATGTGTATTACCAATACCGGCTTGGGCAGATAACCGGAGGCGGCGAGACGTTGCAGAGTGTCGTTGAGGATATCTGCGACGCGCCAGGCACGTACCTTGAGACCGGCGACCGCGCGTGCACTGCGCTGTCTGGCATCACGGTTGACGGGTTCCGGCTATCCACGATTGCGCAGCGGCGCGCGGCGATTGATGCATTGCGCAGCGCGTACCTGTTCGACTTCGTGCCGCGTGCCGGCGTACTTACGGCGATCCTTCGCGGCGGCTCTAGTGCGGCGACATTCGACGAGGATGATATCGGGGCGCATGTCGACGGCGGGAATGCGCCGGTGCCGCTGGCAATTTTGGAATCCGCAGAGGATCGTCTGCCGAAAAAGGTCGGCGTGCGGTTTATTGACGCAAATCAAAACTACGAAGTCGGCTATGAACACGCCACGCGTTTGGCGTCTGCCGGCGGCACAGAGTCTACGATGGATGTCGCGATAGTGCTATCGCATAACGACGCGGCGCAGCTGGCATCTATCTCACTTCACGCTGCACATATCGAGGCCGAGCGCTACGAGTTCGCCGCGATGCCGTCGCTGCGTGATACCGCCGTTCCGGCTGCCGTTGTAACCGTGTCGCATGATGGCGGCACATACCCGATGCGCTTGGATACGGCCAGTATTGTCGAGGGTGGCGCTATCCAATGCGAGGGCGCGCGGCACGATGCGTCCATCTATACAGACTATACGGTCGGCGGCACCACGCGCGACCGGCTGCGCTCAGTGGCCGCGATCGGATCGACGCAACTGGTGACGCTGGATATTCCAGGACTGCGCGATGCTGATCTGCCGGCTGGCTACTACGTGGGCGGCGCGACCTATTCGCCGGAGTGGGCTGGTGCGCAGGTGTTCGATTCCGAGGATGGGGTTTCTTATGCCTCGGTTGCAACGCTCGATTCCGAGCTGACGTATGGGTTCCTGACCGCTGCATTGCCTGACGGCGACGAAACTGATCTGGGCAACACGCTATCGGTGCGCCTTGTGAGCGGCTCTCTGGCGTCGATATCAGATGCGGTCTGGCAGTCCAGCGCGGTCGAGAACTACGCGGCAATCGGCGCGCATGGACGCTGGGAGCTGATCCATTTCCAATCAGCGTCTGAGTCTGCCGGCGTCTATACGCTGTCCGGCCTGCTGCGTGGCGCGCGCGATACGATAGGGGCGAAAGGCTCAAGCGTGGTTGGCGACAAGTTCATTCTGCTGGACGCCAATGCGATGCGACGCGTCACCATGCCGGAGACGCACATCTCGGCCGCGCGCTGGCTCAAGGCGGTTACATTCGGCCGATCTGTTGACGATGCCATTGCCGTGGCCTTCACGGCTGGCGGGCGCTCTCTCAAGCCGTTTCGCCCGACATGCCTGGACGCGCAATTGAGCGGGTCCGATTGGGTGATCACGTGGGCGAGGCAGGACCGCAAGCAAGCGCGATTCATGCAGCAGCCGGCGATGTCGGAAGCATCAGAAAGCTACTCAGTTCAGATTCTCGATTACTCAGACGCAGTGATACGCACCATTACCGCCTCGGATGAAACCACGACCTACACCAGCGCGATGCAGACGACCGACTTCGGCGGCAATATCTCGCTGATCAAGTTCAAGGTCGCGCAGGTATCCGCCACGGTTGGCGCCGGGCCGTATGTGTCTGGCGTCGCTGGATCGTACACGCTGGACTATGACGCACTGGTAACGGCGCGATCTGAACTGATCGATTTTTGGCCGCTTGACGAAACCAGCGGCACCACAGCAACAAGTTACAGCGGAACGCATAACGGGACATACGTAAACGGGCCGACACTCGATAGCACATCACTTACGCTAGACGGTGCGCCCTCCGTGCGCATGAATACAAGCGGCAACGACGATTACATTAACTATACGCCGGGCGCGTGGTCTGCGGCTGTACGATGTGTCGATTTCGTCATAAGGCCGATTGCCTTTAGTGGGAATGCGCAAGACCAGGGCATTATATCTGCTAGCACAGGTCTCGGTGGGGGTAACGGATGGGCGATCAATTTCACGCAAGCCGGCAAATTGACATTCCGATCCGATCCGAGCAACGTTTACACCGGGCCTGATACAGAGATCATCAGCGACACTACGTTTATTGTTGGCAACACATACCACGTGATGGTCAACTTCGGGCCAACGATTGGTGATGATGTCGAGATTTATATCGAT